CTGGGTAGTTATTTCATAGAAATACATTTATTGCATAAAAAGGACGAAGCCTTTTGATCGTCCAAATGACTTCGTTCCTCTTGCTTATTATTCAATTTTCCGTTAAAACTTCCCGGCATCCTTTTTCTACTCTGCACTACTGTCCACTTTCCATCCAAGCGCTTTCTCTACCGTATCGATCAGTACCCGGCTTACTCTTTGTGAACCGTCCATCTGTACATAATAGTAGGTCGCACTGTCGTCCTTGCTTCCCACATAGAATGTAACTGTCTTTTCCTTGTCATCATCCGACGTATCCTTGTAAGTCAGCTCCACCTTCGTCCGCTGATCTTCCGCAAGCCCGTAATTGCCAAGCGTCGCGTCCGTCACATGATAATCTGCACAATCTGTAAAACAGAATCCGGAAAGTGCTGTCATAATACTTGTGACAGTATCTTCCTGATCCTCATTGTCCGCTTCATAGGTTTTTACCTCGTCACCCGGTTTGGGGTAGATTAGTTAGTACAAGACAATTATTTATTATTTCACCCGTAATCTCTGTCCTGTGTAAATTAAATTCGGGTTGAATAGCTTCTCAACTATCCGTTTATCTAAACTGAATCGCCTCAATCTGCAATGCCTGTCCGACTGTACCTAGTGTAGATACACCGTCAGCTTTCGTCCAGTCTGTCCAACCGGAATTTTTTACGTGCACTCGATACTCAAAATCTCCGTCAAAGCACAAGCACTCGATACGCTTATTCTGTCCAGTGGTGCCGATTACCGTGTCTTTTGTGACCATGCCATAATCTTTCCAGCCGATACCTTCAATATGCGCTTTTGCCTTGATTTCGATGTTCAGCGGATTGATTTTAAAAGCTTCCAGTCTGAGATTGTGGCCCGTGATGCCAATGATATTCTCGCAAGCTCTCTCTCCTAACCAGCCTCTGTTCTGGACGTGTGGATTGACAAGGAATTTAGCAGCCATAATCTCAATCGCTTCAATTTGCAACCCTTTTCCTTTTGTTCCAGCCCAATTTCCGTTGAATGTCCAATCTGTCCATCCGATGTTTTTCTGGTGGACTCTGTAGATGTACGGCGTATCCTTGCCGGTAATCTTGATTGCTTCGATACGTTTGTTCTGACCTGTGGTGCCAAGGGTTGTGTCTTTGGAGATATTCTTGTATTCCTTATCGCCTACATCCTTGATATGCACTACCACGTCTGTTTCTCCGACAGGAATAAGTCGGAACGCTTCGATTCTCCGGTTCTGTCCTGTCGTTCCTGACATACGACCATCAGACTGCCAGCACGCCCAGCCGATGTCACGGATATGTGACTGGTAGGATACCTTACCGTAATGCTGTACGGAATCCTGAGATGTTCCACCAGATGTTACCTTACCGTCAGAATCCTCTTTTGCCGGAGATGCCGTAGCGATACCGAATGCATTAAGGATGCCTCTTGCCAGATCATCCATCTGACCGTTGAATTTGTTCAGATCGCCAGAATTGGTAATGAAGCCATTTTCCAGTAGTCTGTAGCTGTAGCCCCTCTGTGCTGCTCTCCACGGATTTGCAAGGTCATCTCTCGGTTTGATTTTTTCGGCACGTCCTGGAAAGAATGAACTGATAAAGTTAGCCAGTGCCGTGTCGTATTTGTCTGGACTATAGCCCTCCTCAATAATTATATGACCACCTTTTACAGACGGAACATTGCTGTCCATGTGTAATTCCAGAATCTGCCAATCTTTCGGAATATTAAGGCTCATAATACCATTATCGGCATACCAGTTCCGGTTCATGTCAGCGATCGTGACGTTTCCGCCTCCAAGAGTTGATAATCTGGAAGCGAGCGCACGTACACGCTCTGCCTCCGTATATCCATATCCTACTGCTCCGCAATCACCGGCACCATGACCGGCTATTACATATAAATGTGCCATAGTATCTCTCCTTTCCGTCTTTTTGCTGTCTACTCAGCTTTATTTAACTGTTTAAACACCTGGTTTACATAATTGCTAAGTCCCGCAACCAGAATGCCCTGAACAATTGCTGTGAAAATTGCCATTGCGATATTTTGTGTACCTTTAAGGTCGCAAGTTGCAACAACATAGATTCCGCAAATTACAACTCCAACAACTCCAAGGATTGCCGGAATGTATTTGTCCGCTACGGTTTCAGATTTTTTTAGTCCGATTCCGATAAAATACAGGACAACTGCCACGACAACAAGCTCTGGTTTTACATAATTCATAATCTGTTCCATAATATCAATCTCCTTTTCCTCTTAGGTGCAATTCTTCAATTTCGTGCATCATCTTTGTAATCATTCCATTGCCACCGAGTTCGTGATACGCATTATACATTTCACAGAAATTCTCGTAAGCATACGATGGGATTGAGCCAAGTCTCATATACTTATCATGATATTCAATCAACTGGACTCTAAGCAAAAGCATCGTACCTTTGCTATTTGCATCCCTGTCTTTTTTCTGATTTTTTAACAGCCACACGATATATCCCAAGAGAATCGGAAGCACTATCGTGTAAGTCTGAAAAAGTAGCTCTTTCATTCTTCTTTCACTTTCTTGTCATTATTGTTTTGAGTATAAAAATAAGACCTTTCGGTCTTGCTCTGATTTCCATATATTTGTTTCTCATCAATTACAATGCATCCTCTCCGACAATGTAGTTATATTCATCAATTGAGATGACGCCTTCTTCTACTCTCTTCTGGAGCTGTGCTTTTGTTACCCTGTTATTCTCATACAGTCTTTTTACTAAAATTTTCATTGTTTATACCGCTTTTCTAAATACCCCTTACAACTAATAATGTTCCACCACTTAATCCTGACGGTAATCCTGTCAGCTTTCCTCCAGAAACACCAAGTGTGATGTTTGTTGCAGCTGGCGAACCATAATATGCTGGTTTATAATAATTTGTGCCATTAAAAGTGTAAACTGTCGTAGACGAACCACCCCATTGTGATTTTGTGGTCTCATAAGCGTAACCGTATGCTTTTATTGTTCCAGATGTTGTCTTAAAAGATACCGTTGGGTTTGTTACATCTACAAGATACGCTTCGCAGTTGTTATTGGATATACCACCTGATGCAGTTGCTTCATATGAACCTGTTACGCCAAGAATTGACACACCTTTTTTTATATTCTCTGGAACAATCTTAGCCTGTTCGGATGAGTCGATTCCGATTTTTCCACTTCCATCGTGGTAGCCTTTCGGTATAGTATATCTTTCTGATTTGCCACTGATAGATTTGTTGACTGCGCCATTATTGGTCATTGAGCCAGATATTTTACCATCTTTCCCATATGCTGTTTTGCCTGTTAAAATATCTGAAGCGGTAGCTGTGGCGCTAGATAAGTCTGTTTGAAGTCTTTCGTAGTAATAACCATCTTTCAGTCCATCATCGGGATAAGCACTTGAATCATCGGAAGAAACATATCCGATAAAGCTTCCTTTTCCTTCTGTATAGGTATCACCGATATCTAATCTGAAATAATTTTTCGTAAATCCGGACGGATATGAATATGCATTAGTTAATTTATACACAGATTTAGGATGTGTTTCTGCACCTTTTCCTTTGATATAACTAAGTCCGGCACCTAATGCAGCGTTGTTTCCTTTCAGCAGAAAATATCCATCATCTGTTGCAATATAGTAACCATATATAAAACCCGAATAATCAGACGGTGCTGTTGTTCCGAGAGGTGTGCTTGTAATGTCCCACACCTTTCCAATATGTTTCTTCCAAATATATTCACCAGAGCCAACATCTTCAAGCGTACCAATAATTTTTGCCCCTGTTTTGTCGTGAGCAGTTGTACCACTTATCAATTTGTCTGGTGATACAGTATCCTCGGTCAAATCAAGTAATACCTTACCGGCATATTCCACTTTATTTACACTCACGCTCTATTACCCCCGTTATCCAATGGTTACTGTTATTCCACCTGCTGCATTCTCAGATTCAACATATGGGATCTTTGCAACAGTTACCTGAGACAAACAGTTATATCCTTTATCAGGAAGAATAGTCTGCTCAGTATTTGACGGTGTTATTGCTTTAGCCTGAGGCTTCATTCCCTCGCTGCCGGACATTTCTCCAACTACTCCAAGGATAGTAATGCCCTCACGAATGTTTTTAGCAACAAGTTTTGCTTTCTCTGTTGTATCAATTGATACTTTCCCAGATCCATCGTGATAGCCTTGAGGAATAACATAATCTCCATCAAGTGTAGCGATAGTTCCAGTTACTGCTCCATTATTCGGCATGGTACCGGTCAGTTTTTTGCCTCTTACATATGAAGTTTTACCTTTAAGGATTTCTGCAACAGCTGCTGTAGCATCACTTGAATCCACGTCATATGTGCAAGTACCGGTCAGCAAGTCACCATCTTTTCCATGTGATGTAAATCCTTTTAATATTTTGTCTGCGGTAACAGTATCTCCTGTCAAATCAATCAAGGTCTTACCGCCGTATACGACTTTATTGATACTCATATTACAATTCCTTTCCAATAAATACAGTTTGTCCACCTTCAAGATTTGAAACCTCGAAGAATGGAATTTCTTTGATTTTTACATTTTCTGTCAGAAACTTTTGACGTGTCGCAAGCTCTTGTTTTTCAACTTTTGGCGTGACCGTGTAATCGCCCTTGTAGTAATCCACTCCAACATTGTCGGAAACAACCTGTAAATGCTCAAAGTCAACCTTAATCTGCTCATTGCCAGTGCGAAAATCCACGTCCAGTTTTTTATCAAGCTCGCGAAATGTTACATCAAGTCTCATTAAATCACTCCCTCTTTCAGGATTCTGCCAACGTATACGCTCATGATGTCGGATGCAAGAGCCTCTCCGGCTGTAGTTCGCACTCTTATCTGTATCTCAGCCTGTGATCGTGGCTGCTGCTGTAATCCCAGCGTGTCCTCTTGTGTCAGAGTTAGTGATACGGACGTACCGGAGCAGTTGCAATCTGACAAGGTTTTTTCCAGAGTCGTTTTTCCATTCTGTGTCATCGTGATATACATCTTCGCGATCAGTGATGTGTCGAACGGCAGTGTAAACTCTAACGTAGGTGTGGTGCCTCTTATCATGCTATCTCCTCCTAATATCCAAATCTCGCAATCACAATATTAGCATCGTATGACCAACAGCCGAATGTATCATTATCTCCATATGCTTTCACTTTAACGGTTGCTCCATCCATCCCGTTTGCCACAAAATCATCGAATCTATCCGACACAAAAAGCGAATTATAAATTGTCGTAAAGACTTTTTCTGCACCGTCTTCTTTGGTGATGCAGACTTCATAGCTTGTTGCATCCTCAATCGGATCCCACTTTACATTCAAAATCCCATAAGACCAATATCTTGATGCACTCTTGTAATACGATGCATACTCCACTGTCGGAGAACCGAGGATGCATTTCTCAATCCAGTTTTTTGCGGCGTTGTCGAAGGCTTCTTTCAAGGCATCGTCTGGTTCGAAGTGGATATCCGGAATCTCTACGGATGGCGGTTTAAGTGGTGGCGTACATGCCATCACCGGTACGGCACTGGAAAGAGCTAGTGTGAGCGCGCAGATTATTGCTGCTAATTTTCTTCTTTTTCTTTTCATATGTTGATTCCTCCTATTGGA